TTAATCCGCAGTCACATCAATCATAGCCAGCGGATTTTTCGTCGTTGCGTCTTCTAAATGATCGGGCGAAAAGTGAGCGTAAATCATCGTCATTTTGATGTCTGTGTGGCCAAGAATTTGTCTCAGCACCAGAATATTTCCGCTGTTCATCATGAAGTGGCTAGCAAACGTATGGCGCAAAACATGCGTTTTCTGACCATGAGGCAGTTCAATATTAGCCATCTTAAGGACGGTATTGAATCGCTTGGTCACATCTTTAAAAAGCGCTCCCTGCTTTTTGTTGATCTCGCCAAACAGCTCTTTGGTGATTGGTACGGATCGATTCTTACCGCTTTTCGTATAAGCGAAATTGATTTTGTATGGGATGACCTGAGAACCTCTTAGGTTCAAGGCCTCACCCCATCTGCAGCCAGTGCTCAGGCAAATCTTCACGATAGTCGTCAAATCGGCATTGTCATATGCCTCACAAGCCTTGAGCAGCGCGTTCACCTCGGCAATGTTCAGGAATGATAGCTCTTTTTCTTTAATCCTGAATGGCGGAACGTTCTCGATAGGATTGGGGTATTTAATATGGCCAAGTTTTTTTAACGTGTTGTAAACGGAAGTGAGGTAAGTGCATTCGATATTTATTGTAGAAAGCGCGGCCGGTAATCTAAACCGGTTACGTTTTTTGCTAAAGACTTCACCGCTAATTCTCTTTCTTCGATATTCTGATATGTCGAAAGGGGTAAGGTCAGCAGCGATGGGATCACCTAGAGCTTCACAAGTTCTGTTTAAATTTTGAAAGCGTAATTTCTTGTTTTTGCCGTCAGCAAGAGTGACGCCATGCAGTTCCCACCACAGTTGGATCAGTTCACTCAAGAGGCGGGTATCATCTTTCTCACCAAGCCAGGGCTTAGCGTCAGTCTCAGACATTGTGTGCTTTTCGAACGCAACAGCCTCGCCTTTCGTTGAGAACTGCTTTCTAACCCTGCGTCCAGAACGTCCGGCAGGGTAGCATTCACACAGCCACTTACCGCTATCAAGCTTTCTAACAGACACTTGATAACCTAAGAATAAAGGGTAGTCATGATAACCTTACCAATCGGTTTGATATCATCGATGTTGCACTCAAAGGAAATTTCATCGTCACTAACTCTTAATTTTTTATTAGGCAAGCGTGAGAGTTTTCTCAGGCTGTTTGTACCTTCGATTTCAACCAGCCAAAGGCCATCAGTAATATCGTTGAATTTACTCTCTAAAATGTATCTTGCCTGATGTTCGATAAGTTGAACCGGTTCTTTGATATCACTTCTTAAGAATGACGTATCGAACAATGAAAATTTTGCATCTTCAATAAGCCCATTTACTATTTTGATATTATTGACACTAATTAGATCTGATTCTTGTGGGGTGAACATCGGTCCTTTACCAGTCATTAACCAGGACAAGGAGGCTTTAGTTTCAGCGGCGCACACGATAATCCAGTCGTATGGAAATGTATCCCTCATCCAACGGTTTCCCATGCCTCCCTTTGAAACCCCCATGTGATCGGCTAGCTGTTGTCTTTTACCGAACCCATAAGCCTCGCAAATCCTCTCAATTGCCTCTTTACCACCTTCTGTTGGCGTCAGCTGTATCCCATCTGCGAACGTTTTTATTGACATTTGATTACTGTGATCCTATTGTCTTTCGTATCCCAGGTGCGAACTGGGTGATACGCGATGTTAACTACATGCGACCTAACAGGAGAATATGCCCGATGGCGACCTTGATTTCAATTTATATCCCAAAAGCGAAACTTACCACCAAAGAGTTCGCAGAACTGCACGGTATGAAGCCTCGTACCGTACGCTCTTGGTGTGAGAAGGGGATCCTTTCTCAGGACAAGAAGTCCCATAAGAACAGCAGAAACACTATCCATTACCTCAAATACATTGAGCGCCAAACCCGTCAGGCACTGGGACATAATCGTTTCCAGATCATCGTGGGCCGTGAACCATCCTGTACCCAATAGGGAACTTTTGAAATGTTTGATTTTCAAGTTTCCAAACACCCGCATTTTGACGATGCCTGCCGGGCGTTCGCGCAGCGTCATAACCTGGCAGATGTAGCGGTTGAAGCCACCATGAACGTGCAGATGTTGCGTAACAAACTCAACCCCGATCAAAAGCACCAACTGACCTGTGCGGATCTTATGCGGCTGACAGATGTTACTGAGGATGCAAGCCTGCTTGATGCGCTATTGGCTCAGATGCACTGTCTGCCATCTGTCCCGGTTAATGAAATGACGGCAGACAAGCTAGATATCTACGCACTGAAAGCCACGGCGGAGGTTGGCCAGTTAGCAGCATATGCAGTGTCAGGTGGTCGAATGACGGCTGGCGGTAGAAGTGCCCTTGTGACCAGCATTAATGCCGGCGTTCGTTATCTGTCATTGGCAGCTCTTGCAGTGCAAGCGCGTATTCACAGTAACCCCACGTTGTCATCCACCGTAGACGCGGTAAGTGGTATCACTGCTTCTATCGGTCTGAGTTGAGGGAACTATGGCTTTTTCTGTAGCACCTCTTTTGAAGCGTCAGAATCCCTCTCCATCTTTTGGTAATGGCTGGATCATGGGTGAGAAGGGTAGGCGCTGGCATCCGTCAATTTCACAGGCGGAATTACTGGCAGGTTTAACTACCACAGGGAGTAAGAGCAAATGGCTATCAATGCTGAACAAGCTATTGTCCCAATGACGGCCGGGGAACGCGTCAAAGGCCTGAGCCACATTGCAAATCTTCGTACAAAAGTTTTCGGTGAAAGCTGCGGTGACGAGCTTAAGCGGTTCATGTTTGATATGCGCGATAAGCGCGATGTGTATTTTGAAAAGAATAAGCGTGCGCTGGCCGCAATATTCTTTCTGGCAAACCTTAAGTCAGAGCGTCATGAATGTGACTTTGATGAGCTGACGAGTGATGAAAAGTACGCGCTGATAGGTGCAATGAACCATTTTCGTGCAGTCGTGAGTTTATTTCCTAAGAAGCTTTCACTACCTAATTAAATAACCAACCGAAATTAAAGGCGTAAACCCGCCGGGCATTCTTTTGCCTTAAATCTGGAGAGAGTTAATGAGAAACATTGAAACGAAAGTAATGAAGACCACCCCAGAAGCGATCGAGTCATTGCTGAATGCTGCACGTATGGATGAGCGCCGCAATCGTGCCGCTGTCTTTTCATCCCGCCTTAATTTCCTTGCGGAAAAAATTGCCAGTGGTGCGGCGAATTCTATTGAAGCCGCTGAACTGATTCGCGAAGAAGCTGAAGAGATTCAGAAACAGACGCAGGAGCTGCACTAATGGCTGATTCAATGGATTTAGCGCAGCAGCGCGAGGCTGAGAATCTGGCCCGCAGCCTGGCAAATGTGATCAATCGCCCTGTGCAGATTAGCGCGTTCTTCTGTGAAGAATGCGAAGCACCGATCCCCGAAGAACGCCGCAAGGCTCTTACTGGCGTGACGTTGTGTGTGACCTGTAAACAACTCGAGGAGCTACACGCTTCTCATTTCAGAGGAGCGTCAGTATGAATACCGTTTTGAAGTGGGCAGGCAGTAAGTCACGCATCATGGCTGAGATTACTAAACACTTGCCGGCGGGTGAGCGCCTCGTTGAGCCTTTCGCGGGTTCATGTGCTGTGATGATGAACACTGATTATCCGGCGTATCTGGTGGCGGACGTTAATCCAGACCTGATTAACCTCTATCGTCAGATTAAAGATAACTCTCGGCAGTTCATTATTTTGGCATTCCGGGCATTTGCGGAAAATCGCACGCAGGAAAGTTATTACTCAATCCGCGAAGCATTTAATCATCATCTTGGGTTGCCATTGCTGGAACGCGCGGCCTATTTCCTTTATCTGAACCGCAATGGCTATCGCGGCATGTGTCGCTATAACCAGAAGGGCAATTTCAATATCCCCTTTGGTAATTACACAGAGCCGTATTTTCCGCTGGAAGAAATCAAAGCCTTTGCAGAAAAAGCAAAACGGGCAACGTTCATTTGTGCTGATTTTACTGAAACGCTGAACATGCTTAAAACCGGCGATGTGGTTTATTGCGATCCTCCATACGATGACACCTTTGCGGATTATCACAGTGGAGGCTTTGGAAAAGATAAACAGTATGAGCTGGCCTCCGTTCTCAGTGATGTCGCTAACCGGCACCCTGTCATCGCATCGAACAGCAATACCTGTTTAGTTAAAAGCTTATACCGCCAGTTTGACCTTCATGAGATCACAGCCCCTCGCAGCATTGGAGTTGCTGCTGGTAAAGGTAAAAGCGCTGAAGAGATTATTGCTGTTAGCCGTTCTGTTGGGGCGCAGGTTAAATACGCAAATCCTTCCATTTACCCAGGCCAATTCGCTGGAGTTGCATCATGATCAGACTTTTCGGTGGCTATATATCGGGTACTGTCCATCGCGGCAACCAGGCGTATCTTTGCTTTCAACCCGCGCAAGCCATGTCGGATTTATTTTCCCTGAAACAAGCGTTGCCAGAAACTCGCCAAAATGTCCCGGTACCTGGAAAAGGTCTGTTGGCATTGGCAGAAATCGCGAATCGCCCAAAACAAACATCTCCACAGTTCGACGAGTCGCCTGGAGAGAAATGTGAATATCTGACTCTAGAGATTCCGGTGTGTCCCACTCAGGAAATCCTTGTGTATGGGTGTGCTGGAACGGTTGGAGCACGTTATTCAATGCGCGCCGGACAACTTCTTTCCATTCTTCGCGAGACGGCCACCTTGCTTCGACGCTCCATAGGACGCGACGAGCAATCTCATTTCGACAGGATTCTGAGGGAAGCCAACGCTCAGCTTCGTAATTTCTCGTCGGCTCCAAAAACGCGTCACATGCGGCATACATGTCGGTCCCTGATAAGAGTCTTACAGCAGCTTGAGGAGCATTTGCGCCAGGAACAAAACTCAACAGCTCATCGTAATAAGGACGTGTAATCGGTGACTGCCCTGACATTTTATGCTCCATTTTCAGAATTGAGCAGCGACTATAAACCCGCAAATAAAAATCAACAACGATACGCCTGGCCGTGGAACGCACCACGGCAGGCTATTGGTAGTCCTTATCTCACCTACGACCAAATCCAACGCCGCGATCAACTGATTGCGGCTGTTTCGCATGCGCGGGAATTATTGGAAGCGCAGCCCACCCTTGTCCGCATTGATGTTAATCGCCGGCTGGCTGAGCTGGAGAAAGAGCATGGTGTTCAGCGGGCCAATGCCTACTTAACGAAAACCTTCGTTGAGCGGACATTGCCACGCCTTGAGCTGGTGAATGCGCAGTATCGTCTGGGGGAAATGAACCAGGGTACGTTTATGACGCTTACCGAGAACGCGGGCGATAACAGCCGGGCAGCAACCGCCGCCGGCACTCTCTGGGAGTTGATGAGAAGATTCAACCGTCTTCCAGAAATGGCCCGTGCGGATGTTGATCTGCTGGCCGGTGATGTTGCCAGCTTCATTCTGGCTGAAATAGTTCAGGCACACAGCCTGGTGGGTGATGAATCAGATTACAAATACACTCACCGCATGTTCATGATGGCAGCAACCATTACCAGGGAGTTTAAGCAGACGCCTCCACTTTGGGAGAAAGTTACGTCTCGCCTCTTTGACCCTGAAGAGGTTACCCCCGCCATCATGCGTATGCAGATGGAAAAATGGTGGAAAGGCCGGTTGCGGCGTATCGCGGCATCGTGGCGGGAACACCTCCAGATTGCCCTGGCTAACGTCAGCAAACAACACACCCCTTACGCCAGTAGCATGACAATCATCGAATGGCGTGAACAGAAACGCCGCACCCGTGAATTTCTTAAAGGGATGGAGCTGGAAGACGAGGAAGGCAACCGCATCAGCCTGATTGAGAAATATGATGGCAGCGTGGCTAACCCCGCGATCCGCCGTTGTGAGCTGATGAACCGAATTCGTGGCTTTGAGGATATCTGTAACGAGATGGGTTTTGTGGGGGAGTTTTATACCATCACTGCACCATCGCGGTATCACGCCACTATCAAAACCGGCTACCGCAACCGTAAATGGAATGGCGCCAGCCCGGCAGAGACCCAGCGCTATCTTTGCAACGTCTGGCAGAAAGTCCGCGCAAAACTGCATCGTGAAGATATTCGCATCTTCGGCATTCGTGTAGCTGAGCCGCATCATGACGCTACGCCTCACTGGCATATGCTGATGTTTATGCTTCCCGAAAACGTGGACCGCGTACGTCAAATCCTGCGTGATTACGCCTGTCAGGAAGAGAGTGATGAACTGACTACGGATAAAGCCCGCAAGGCCCGCTTTCACGCTGAAGCCATCGATCCCGATAAAGGCAGTGCGACGGGCTATGTGGCGAAATACATTTCTAAGAATATCGACGGATACGCTCTTGATGGTGAGCTTGACGATGAGAGTGGGAAAGAACTTAAAGAGACTGCTCCAGCCGTTTCAGCCTGGGCGGCGCGCTGGCATATACGACAGTTTCAGTTTGTAGGTGGCGCACCGGTTACGGTTTACCGCGAATTACGCCGTATGAAAGACAGCGAAACCGCTCACGGCCTCAGTGTTGAATTTGCTGCTGCTCATGATGCTGCAGATGACGGTGACTGGGCTGAATACGTTAATGCTCAGGGCGGGCCGTTTGTTCGTCATGACGATCTGGCTGTACGCACCTGGTATCAGGCATCTCAAGACCGGAACGAATACGGCGAGGAAACTCTGCGTATCAAAGGCGTGTATGCAACATCCGTCGGGGAGGACACACCAATTTTAACTCGTCTCGTGCAATGGAAGATTGTCGCGAAGCGGGCCGTTGAATTGGCGGTTGACCTTAAGGGTGCGAACGCGCCCTCTCGGAGTTCTGTCAATAACTGTACGGGGAGATTGGGATCTGAGGATCTGACGAAACCGGAAAGTATGCCTGATTTGGACTTTGGAAGTATGAGCAGAAAGGAACGGCGCAAGCAGTTGACCAGAATACGTTCCGAACAGCCTCAAAAGTCAGCCAAAGTATTCAAGCGATCGGATAAGAAAGAGTCCGCATGCATTCGTGTTATTGAACAGGTGCGTGATCTCAGTGGCGAAGTTATCAGTCGCGGACTTGCATCACGTTTGGTTGATGGAACTGAAACGCGTATTGGCGGGATGTGGTTCAGCAGTACTGCACAAGGTGAGCTGTTACGGCCCCGCAAGAGAACCAGGGCAAAAGAGTTACTTACCAGATTTCATCTACTTGCGGAGAAGCAGAGAGGTAAACCAATGTAATCAAAAAAGGCTAAGGTTAATCCTGGTAAAGGGTAAAAATCGTTTCACATTTGATGAGACTTTATATACTGTACATGCATACAGTGTTTGCTTTGGGGAGGGAGAATGAAAGATTTTTACATGGAGTCTATTCGGCTGCAGCGCATTGATTTGATTACACGTTCGTTGGTCAACGATCTCTACAATGATGACGACAAAGAAATTGCCATGGTTTGGGTAGCTGAGATGTTCACTGGGATTGTGGATGAGATTCGAGACCAGAAGAACGGTGTAAGAAAGAAGGTAGGAGAGGGCTGGAATTCAGATGTTAAACCGTAAAAGCAGCTTTGAAAAAGATGGTGACGTATGGCCAAGCGCGACGACAATTATCAGATAATCTATCGCGGTGACTCACTCACACAATACGTTCCTGGCGGATGGGTTTTCTTCCAACGCCCAAAGAAGAACGGGGGAGGTTACTGGTTAGGTAAGACTATTGATGGCGCTTTCATGTTTGAGTTACCAGAGCCTGTTTCACTTTCACGAGGTCTTTTATATCTGCAACAGCTATCTTCAGACGTGACGGAAAATCTGCCAGCTGACGATGACTTTTCCTTGTTATAGCTTATGCTTGGGCAGTGCATGCCTACGCTGCATGAGATCGCATGATCCCGCGAGGATCGTTTTACCTGAAGCCCGCCAGTAACGGCGGGCTTTTGCGTAGGTCATGCAGTGCATGAAAACCACTTCATAAAGCGGGCAGGCGTGGCGGGGGTACGAGCGCGCGCGTTATGGTATAGTTATAGAGTAACAGTACTTATAGCTGAGTTGGTGATGGACTGGAAAATGAAAAAAAGCAAACTCAAAGATAATGCAATCAGAATCATTTATACGATAGTATTTTTCGTTGTAATGGTATTGGCTTGGTTTTTTCGCGATTACTTCTTATATGAGACACGTCGTTTTAATCTAATAAGTTACATTGGCACTGTTGTTACAATGCTGGGTATTATCATTACTTTTTCAGAAGTGATACACAGTGTTATGATAAGCAGAAGTCTTCAGAAACAAGCTCAAGATATACTCGGTGGTTTCAAAGTTAAAGAGTTTGACGTGTTGATAAACGAGCTTATTACAGGGTTGGAATATATTATTTCTGATATTGATAATAAACAGTTTACAATTGCATTAAGGCAAATTTATTCTTTCAATAGAACCTTTAAGCGTATAAACACGAGTTATCATGATTTTTATGGTGAGAATGAACTCAATATACATGATAAAATTAATAAAATAGAGGTGGATATATCAGCTTTAAAATATGCTGGACCCTCTATTACAATACCCAATAAAACATGGATCGATTTAAATAATGATATTATGGAAGTTAAAAGTTTCTTTGTTAAAAAGCAATCAAGTTTAGGAGATTCAAAAAATGCTGCCATCTAACATTTACGGTATGGTTGTTAAACTTGTTGAGATGACCCGACTTGGAAGTGTCTCATGGGTGTTTGATTACTATAATGACAAGGCCTCTGCATCTTTAGAGCATTTTTCTGTTGATGTCATTTCAGCATTCGACAGTGATTCTGGCTTGTCATATTTTCATGTGGATTATTTTGAAAAAGCCACAAGGCAACACCATAGATTTTCAACTAATAATTTAGAATCTCAATATGACGCCGTTAAGGTATTATATGATGAAGCACAAGCATCTAATTTAAATATAAAATTTTAATTTCATTGGGGTGAATATTTCGCCCCATACTACAATTTCAATAATTATAAGCCTTCTTTATTTAACATCATGCCCATTTAGTTCATAGGGCTGTTTTCTAATTTTATTTCATTGTGAGTTGATATTATTATTTATTATGCGTGCATGTAAAGTATATATTATACGGCAGTGTGCGCTGTAAGATTTTTTTAAATTCCATTGGCTTCAATGATTTATAATTGGTCAAAAATTAAGTGTGAAATTTTAATTTTTTTCTTGTGGTTATTTTGTAAAAATAAGTGTCGTTGTGACTTCACTTTTATCGTGCTATATCGATTTTTACAAGATGAGAATATATTATTCTAAGTTAAATATTTTGGTTAGCAATGTACGTGTTTATTTTAATTAATTTCAGTTACGCAATAAGTTTTTCATTTACACGACAAATATCATGCCCATGATTATTATATCATGTGAAATAATAACATTGTGTTATATATAAACTGTGAATCAAATTTTTAGTGATGTTTAGGTATGCAGCGAAATATGCTTTACTTTTTAAGTATCCAGTGTTAATTAAGACTAATCCTAATGATTGTTAAAGGTGTATGATGGAACTGCATGCTTATACTCGAACTATTTCTGAATTGTTATCTGTAAATAGAAAATATGTTGTCCCAAGATTTCAGCGTGAATATTCTTGGATGAAAGAACAGATCAATGAGCTTTGGTTTGATGTGATTTCAAATATAAAGAAAGATAACAACTCACAACTTATCAATAATGAGTATTTTATAGGTTCCTTAGTATTGGTGGGAGATGAAACCGGTAAGGAGATGCAAATAGTTGATGGTCAACAGAGATTAACTACTATAACTATTTTTCTTTCAGTGCTGTGTGAATGTTTTGTAGGTATTAAAAAAAATCAACTAGCGGATGCTCTTTTCGAAAATTATATTGAAGGGAAAGATGATGATGGCAGGAAGTTTTTTAAACTGATCAATGAAACGCCTAAGCCATTTTTCCAAAGAAATATTCAGCATATTCAGAAAAAGAATGACCAGCCAGAGACTCAAGAAGAAAGAAATCTTTTGTCCGCTTATAAAGAAATTACTTTTCTAGCTTCTAAGGAAAAACTTTGCAGGCATTTTGATGTGGCTAACCCATCAGATGAAGAATATGAAGTTATTCTAAAGGCTGTAAGAGATCAAGTATTAAGGTATCTAAAAATAATCTTTATTACTGTTAATGAAGAAGATGAGGCTTATACAATTTTTGAGACCTTAAATGCCCGCGGTATGAATTTAAGTTTTGTTGATTTAATAAAGAATAAACTATTTAAAGCGTTAAATGATGATCATCCAAGTGATGAGGCTAAAGATAACTGGCGGAAGATAAGGTCTATATTGACCCAGCGATCTGGGGCGGGGACAATTGAAAACTTCATCAGGCATTGGTGGGTTTCTAAATATGCATACGTAAGTAACGAGAACCTTTATAAGTCTTTTATTGGTAAATGGAGGAAAGGCGAGATTGATCCTGTTAAGTTCATTCGTGAACTCAAGGATGATGCGCATCTTTATGCAATGCTATCTTCTCCTTTAGAAAGTGACTTCCCCCAGATGGAAGATAAACCAATTTTTAACGCGCTGAATTCAATCAAATTATTTGGCATTACACAGTGCAGACCGTTCTTTTTATCCTTGCTTCGTGCTAAGAGTAACGGTACTGTTCGGCATCGCGATATTATTAATGCTGTTAAAGTTATCGAAAACTTTCATTTCATGTTTAACGCAGTTTGTTCATTGAGGCCATCAGGGATTGAAGGTGCATACTCAAAAGCAGCTAGGTCAATAAATCAATTAACATCAACCAAGGTTTCAAATGGTGTTGTTATTCAGCAGTTGTGCGCATTATTAAGTAACAGAAAGCCAGACATCTCAGTATTTACAGAGAACTTTAGGGATGTGGTATTTACTGACGAGCAGTCTAAACAAAAGAAACTTATTCAATATATGATCAGCCAATTTGAGATGGTCCGACATTCTGGTAAGGAATATAAGCCTGACTCCATCACTTTAGAGCATATTAAGCCTCAAAGTGATGGTGGTGAAAAAGAGATTGGAATGATTGGGAATCTCTTGCCATTATCAAAGGTACTCAACGAAGAAGCAGGTAATTCATGCCTTGATGATAAAATTCCTATTTATACTAAATCGGAGTTTAAAATGGTTGAGGAATTTATAGCTGAGTATTATGGTTATTATAATGGTGTATGGGATTTGGAGTCCATTGTGGAAAGAACAGATAGATTAGCCGGCGAGGCCTATTTAACAGTTTGGTCTCATTAAATGAAGCGCCTGTCTAAGGATGGGCGCTTTAAAGTTAATTTTAGGTCTGTAATGTATACGGTGTGAACTTTATGATTTCATCATTCATCCAATTATTTAATTCTATAATTCTCTTTTGAAGGGCTGTTAATTCGTTCCTTACAAATACGTTGCTAGCTTTTTCAATATCCCCAAACCCACCAACATTGCTTGGCATTATCCCCATCATCTGTGGCGGAACTCGGTGCGCTGCCATCATGTCATCCCGACTCACATTCTTAATACTGAGAAATTCATCCTTAGCAGCCACCTCTGACAGCGGAATGATCTGAATGCCGTCTTTCTTGCCGTTCGGCGAATACATAAATAGATTGCGGAAGTTGCCCGGTCCCTTCGCTCCTTTCATCGCGGCGCGGATGTTGTTCACGTCCTCCTGACTCTGCGCCGGGTCAGTCATGTACATGATAAAGCCCGCGTGGCTTCCGTTCATGTAGTACTTGCGGCGGAACAGCGTGGCCGACTCATTCAGCAGCGTGGAAGGAATGGCTGACAGGTACTCCGGCAGACCGTAAACCTCCTGATTCAGATCCGGTTCCATCAGGTGAAAAATGCTGCCTTTGGTGAATTCATACGGCTGCGATGTCAGGCCATACTGCACAAACCAGTAGGTGTCTAAATCGGTGCCGCGCCGGGTAAATTTCGCCAGTGCCGGCTCAAGCGACAGCACGCCACCAAGGCGATTAGTGCGCCTCTCCAGATATGCATTACCAAACACCAGATAGTCCTGAACGAAGCGGCTGAACGCCTGCTGGCTCAGAAGCGGGTGAGGGATAAACGTGCTGGTCAGGATGTTGCGCTTAACGGCAATCGGCGAACTGTGATGCACGGCTGCGCGGAACGTGCGCGCCAGCCCGTCAAAACTCACCGGCGGCTCATACCACTTATCCATCACCACGCATTCGACGTAATCCAGTAGTTCCCGCCGGTCCAGCACCGGCACCGGATCGCCAAAGGTGAACGCCTCCGCGTGCGGCTGTTGCGGCGCGCTGGACTGAACGGTTCGGGTAATGGCCTGCTGGCCGCTGCGGTTCCTGCGTTTGCTCATTTAAAAAATCTCCACGATGTTGCTGGTGTGTGCGGCTTCACCCTGAAGCGGCTCATTGGAAAGGGCGTGCATGGTTGCCCAGGCTAAATCGGCGTGGCTGGCTTCTTCGCTGCGGCTGGCTTCATAGGTCGGACGGTTGCCGCTGGCGGTAGTGGCCCGGCGTATAGCCATGAATGACTGCGCGATGTCGGTGTGGCCAGCATCAAACTCCAGACGGCGGTGGCTGATGATGTCGTATGCCTTAAGCACCAGGGCGTTTTTCACGTTCGGGTTATAGACAAACTCTTTTACCGCCGGGAAGAACATCTTCACGTTCTCATAGACGCCATGCCCCACGCCGGTGGAATCAATGCCGATATAGGTCACGTTGTACTGGCGGGTAAGCTCTTTGATGGCATCGGCCTGCGCGCGGAAGTCCATGCCGCGCCACTGGTGGCGCTCCAGAATGCGGAACTTGCCGCCCGGAACGGTAGGGGGCGCAATCACCACGCATCCGGCGCTGTCGCCGTGCTGCGTGCCTTTGGCCGGGTCGTATCCGATCCAGACTTCACGCCAGCCGAACGGACGCAGCGCCAGCGCCTCAAAGTCCTGCCAGACTTCCCAGCTGTCAACCATGCACGCCTGCAGATCGGCCAGCGGGAACACGGACGCGAGGTCGTCGATAAACTCACACATCAGCAGGTTCTGATATTCCGGCGGGCTGTACTCGAGGCGCAGCTGATCGATATCAAACAGGTTACAACCCCCGCGCACCGCATCCTCAACGGTAACAATCTGGCGGAACTGGCCGTCATCGCAGAACTTTCCCGGAGACAGGAAGCCGTGCGTCAGGTCGATGTCCACGCGATCTGTTTTGGCGCGGCCCCGGTTGAACAGGGCGCCGGACCAGAACGGGTAAGCGCTGTGCGTCAGGCTGGATGGGGTGGAAAAATACGTCTGCCGCCACTTTTTGTGCAGCGCCATACCAGATGCCACCTTGCGCAGCTCCTGGAATCTCGGGATCCAGAAGTATTCATCCAGATAGAGGTTTCCGTGATAGCTCTGCGCGGTACGGGCGTTGGTGCCAAGGAAGTACAGGCACGCGCCGTTACTGAGCGTCATCGGGTCGCCCTTCAGATCCACGTCCACCTCACGGGCAAACTCAATGATGTACTGCTTAAAAACGTGCGCCTGCGCCTTACTGGCTGACAGGAAAATCTGGTTGCGGCCGGTGGTCAGCGCATCAATCAGCGCTTCGCGGGCAAAGTAGAAGGTTGCGCCAATCTGGCGCGACTTCAGGACGTTGCGGATACGGTGCTTGTTGCCCGCTTCCCACCAGTTGCGCTGATAGCCGAACATCGAGCCGTGGAAAACCTCCTGCAGCTTTTCAATCTGCTCGTCGCTGAAGACGTTTTTCTCAGGAGGCTTACGCGGGCCGCTGTTGCGGTTGGCCACCTTCGGGTTCAGATCCGACTCATTCCCGCCGTTGCTGAACTTATCGATGCGGGCGTGGCGCTCGGACTGGCGCGCCAGCAGGTCAATCTCCTTGAAATCTTTCCCTTCTTTCTGCTCCTTCATAATCAGCTGGCAGTAACGCGCGGCGGTGGTCAACTGCATCTGATCAAGCGGGCCATAGTCGCCCCATTTGTCGCGCTTCTTCCAGCTGTGAACGGTTGCGGGTTTCTCTCCCAGCATTTCAGCAATGCGGGCGATGCGGTATCCCTGAAAGTACAGGATAAGAGCCTGTCTGCGGGGATCGAGGTCTGCGGGCGTCAGTGTTGTATTCATTGCCCCAAAATACGGCCCCGACGCCGCCTTTTCTGCCGCATCTGATTGTGTGGTTCCCCCCACAATGCCAGCCCGTTGTTTCAGACCCCCCATCACCGCAAACATAAGGCCTCACAGAGTTATTTCTCAACGGAGCCTGGCTCATGACGGTAAAAGCAAAACGTTTTCGTATCGGGGTGGAAGGTGCCACCACGGACGGACGCGAAATCACGCGCGAATGGCTGGAACAGATGGCCGCCGCGTATAACCCGGAGTTGTACACGGCCACGATCAACCTTGAGTACATCAAGTCTTACTCCCCGGACAGCACGTTTAACCGCTACGGCAAAGTGACGGCGCTGGCGGCAGAGGAAATCAAGGATGGGCCGCTGGCCGGAAAGATGGCGCTGTATGCGGACATCGAACCGACGGACGGTCTGGTGGCGCTGGTTAAGCTGGGCCAGAAGCTGTTCACCTCAATGGAAATCAGCCCGAAATTTGCCGACACCGGCAAGGCGTATCTGATTGGCCTGGCGGCCACTGACGATCCGGCCAGCCTCGGAACGGAAATCCTGTCGTTCAGCGCAACGGCCACGCGTAATCCGCTGGCAAACCGCAAGCAGTCACCTGAAAACCTGTTTTCCGCCGCCGAAGAAACGGTTATCGAACTGACGGAAGTTCAGGACGACAAGCCATCCCTGTTCACCCGCGTTACCGCGATGTTCAGCAAGAAAGAGCAGTCCGACGATGCGCGCTTTTCTGACGTGCATAAGGCGGTGGAGCTGGTCGCTACCGAGCAGCAGAGCCTGAGCAGCCGCATGGATTTCGCGCTCAGCGGGCAGGCCGAACGGCTGAGCCAGATGGAAACGGAGCTGCAAACGCAGCAGGCCGCTTTCTCTGAGCAGGTGGCCGCATTTAACGAACTTCAGGCGCAGCTGAGCCGTCAGGACAGCCGCACCGATTATCGCCAGCGCGCGCCGGGCGGTGACGTACCGGCTGGCGGCCTGACCAATTGCTGATGGAGCAACAAACCCGATGAAACAGAAAACCCGCTTTGCCTTTAACGCCTACCTGATGCAGCTGGCCCGCCTGAACGGCGTGGAGGTCGTTGACCTTTCGAGCAAATTCAACGTGGAGGCGTCCGTGGCGCAGACGCTGGAAGACCAGATCCAGCAGTCGGCCGCATTTCTCACCAACATCAACGTGATCGGCGTGGCCGAACAGTCCGGCGAGCTGCTGGGTCTTGGCGTGGGCAGCACCATTGCCGGGACCACCGACACCACCTCGAAAGACCGTGAACCAACCGATCCAACGGTAATGGCGGGCGTCGAGTACAAGTGTGAGCAGACCAATTTCGATACGGCGCTGACCTACGCCAAGCTGGACATGTGGGCCAAGTTCCAGGACTTCCAGGTGCGTATCCGGGACGCGATCATCAAGCGTCAGTCGCTGGACCGCATCATGATCGGCTTTAACGGCGTGAAGCGCGTCAAAACCTCCAACCGCGCAGAGAATCAGCTGCTGCAGGACGTGAACAAGGGCTGGCTGCAGAAGGTGCGTGAGGATGCGCCGGATAACGTGCTGGGCAGCAGCACGGCAGAAGATGGCACCACTACAGCCGCTCCGGTGAAGGTGGGCAAAGGTGGCGCTTACGCCAACCTGGACGCGCTGGTGATGGATGCGGTCAATGAGCTTATCGATCCGATTTTCCAGGACGATGACGAGCTGGTTGTTATCTGTGGCCGTGAGCTGCTGTCTGACAAGTATTTCCCGCTGGTCAACAGCGATCAGGCCAATACGGAAAAGCTGGCTGCTGACCTGATTATCAGCCAGAAACGCATGGGTGGCCTTCAGGCAGTCCGCGCGCCGTATTTCCCGGCCAATGCGGTGCTGATCACCCGCCTGGATAACCTGTCCATCTACTGGCAGGAGGACACCCGCCGCCGTTCGGTTATCGACAATCCGAAACGTGACCGCATCGAAAACTTTGAGTCGGTCAACGAAGCCTACGTTGTTGAGGATTACCGCTGCGCCGCGCTGGTAGAAAACATCACCATCGGCGACTTCTCAGCCGTGGCAGCGGAAGCAGGGGAGTAACCCATGAGCCTGAGTCCCGCACGGCAACACCGCCAGCGCATTCAGGCTGAACAGGCCGCCCGTCAGGGCGGCAGCGTTCGCCATGAAAAAGGCTATGACCTGATGCTGATGCAGCTGGGTGAAGACCGTCGCCGCCTAAAGGGCATTCAGTCCACCGTCAAAAAAGCCGAAATCAAGCTGGAAGTGCTGCCCAAATATGCCGCCTGGGCGGAGGGCGTGCTGGCCGCTGACGGTGCGCGTCAGGATGACGTGCTGATGTACGTGATGCTGTGGCGTATCGATGCCGGGGAATATGCCGGTGCGCTTGCTATTGGCCGCCACGCACTTAAACACGGCTGGGTTATGCCTACCGGCTTTAACCGGAACGTGCAGACGCTGCTGACGGAAGAAATGGCCGATGCCGCCAAAGCCGCCCTTCTGGCCGAAACCCCGTTTGATGCTGAGCTGCTGCTGCAGACGCTGGACGTGATCGATGGGCTGGATATGCCAGACCAGTCACGCGCCCGCCTGCACAAGTCGCTTGGCTACGTGCTGCGCGAAAGCCAGCCCGTTTCAGCCCTGAATCACCTGAAACGCGCCATGCAGCTGGATGACAAATGCGGCGTGAAAAAAGACACAGAGCAGCTGGAGCGGAAACTCCGCAACGCCAGCTGATAACCGGACGTGCCAACGCGCGGGGCGGCACGGGGTGGCGACAGGCATTGCCGCATCAAAACCCCGTCCACCGCCCGACTAATTCAGGAGTACCACGGCAATGACAATGCAGTTTGTTGCGCCAGAAAAGGCGTTGGATACGCCGGAAATTATCCTCAACAACTCTTTCTGGCCGGATATCGATCTGGCGGGCTTTCGCGCGGCGATGCGCGTTGACGGTACCGTTACCCCGGCCCGCCTGCGTCAGGTCGTTCTGACTGCAATGTCAGAGGTGAATGCGGAGCTTTATGGTTACCGCGAACGGCAGGAAATCAGGGGCTTCAACAGTCTGGCGGATGTGCCGTCAGAAAAACTGGCAGGCGAAAGCCAGCGCCTGCATCACTACCGCAATGCGGTCTGGTGCTGGGCGCGCGCGGTGCTGAACGAGCGTTACCAGGACTTTGACGCCACGGCAGCCGCCGCAAAACGGGGTGAGGTGCTGGATGATGCCAGCGGCGACCTGTGGCGCGATGCGCGCTGGGCGATCAGTCGGGTACAGGATATGCCGCACAACATTGTGGAACTGATCTGATGAAAGTGCGTGCGCTGCAGTATGACACGGTGGACGCACTCTGCTGGCGTCACTACGGGCGCACGCAGGGCGTGACGGAGCAGGTGCTGCAGGCGAATCCGGGACTGGCCGAACATGGCCCGATTTTACCTCACGGCCTTGAGGTTGAGCTGCCGGACTCTGCGCCTGCTGCCACCTCTCAGACCGTTCAGCTTTGGGACTGAATCATGGCGGAGAAAATCAGCACCGTTATCACCTGGTGCATTGCAATTCTGATGGCGTGGCTGGGCGACCTGTCGCTCAAGGATATTTCAACCGTGGCCGGATTGCTGGTCGGAATCCTGATGGCGTTCATCAGCTGGTATTACAAACGCAAGACCTACCAGCTGCTGGCCAGCGGGCGTATCAGTCGGGAGGACTATGAATCTGCAACTCGTTAAGCGTTGCGCCGTGGGTGTGGTGCTGGCAATTGCCGCCACGCTGCCCGGCTTCCAGCAGCTGCACACCTCCGTTGAGGGGATGCGGCTGATTGCGGACTATGAAGGCTGCCGCCTCAGTCCCTATCAGTGCAGTGCAGGCGTCTGGACAGACGGGATCGGAAACACCCACGGCGTGGTGTTGGGAAGGACAATCACGGAGCGGCAGGCGGCGGGGAATTTCATCACCAACGTGTTGCGGGTTGAAAGCGCGCTGGCGCGCTGTGCCGGGGTGGTGATGCCGCAAAAGGTGTATGACGCGCTGGTGTCTTTTGCGTTCAACGTCGGCACCGGCAACGCTTGCGGATCCACGATGGTAAAGCTGCTGAAAGCTGAGCGGTGGCGCGATGCCTGCAATCAGCTGCCCCGCTGGGTTTACGTCAGAGGCGTGTTCAATCAGGGGCTGGATAACCGCCGTGCGCGGGAGTTGGCCTGGTGCTTAAAGGGTGCCGGTACATGATGCGCCTGATGGTCCTGATTATGGCTCTGCTGATTGCGGCGCTGGGCTGGCAGTCGTGGCGGGTGAATAACGCCAGCCACACGATTGAAAGTCAGGGCAAAGAACTGAATAGCAAAAAGCAGGCGCTGACGCAGAAAAACAGCCAGCTGATTGCCCTGAAAATCCTGACGCAGACCAGCAGCCAGGCACAAACGCAGCTTTATGCCGCTGCTGAAAAAAATAACACCCTGCTGCGTGACCGGCAGCGGCGCATTGAGGAACTCAAGCGTGAAAATGAAGAACTTCGGATATGGGCTGATGCCCTTCTGCCTGATGCTGTTGTCCGGCTGCGCGCAAGACCGGCCCTCGCCGGAGGTGAATCTTACCGTGAGTGGCTGTCCCAAAATCACCCGGTGCCACCTGGGGCCGTCAGCCCCCCGAAGTAATGGTGAGCTGCTGGCCGCGCTGGATTACGCTGAAGCCGCCTGGGCTAACTGTGCCGATAAGGTAGACACCATAGTGACCTGTCAGGAAAAAGACGATGAACAAGCCGCAGTCCTTACGAAAAGCCCTGAATGATGCCGTGCCATACGTGCGTGAAAATCCTGACCGGCTCCATCTGTTTGTGGATAACGGTTCGCTGGTTGCGACATCAGCCAACTCCGTTTCGTGGGAGTACCGTTACACGCTGAATATCGTGATAACGGACTTCACCGGCGATCAGAATCTGCTAATGGCACCCGTCCAGTTCTGGCTGCGCGATAACCAGCCGGACGCCCTTCAGAATACGGCAGAGCGGGAAAGGCTATTCACCTTTGAGGTGGATATTCTTGGTAATGACCGCTGTGACCTGAGCCTGAACCTCAAGCTGACCGAACGGGTGATCGCCCGCGAGGTGGATGGCGTGATGCAGGTAGAGGCCGTGCCGGAGCCTGGGCAGCCGGACGAATTCTGGGCATCACATCAACATGGATAATTTGCAGCAGGTTGATGCCTGGCTGGCCGCGCTGCTTAATCAGCTGGAACCCGCCCAGCGCTCACGGATGTTGCGTGAGGTGGCGCGGGACGTGCGCAAAATTCAGCAGGCGAACATCACCGCTCAGCGTGCACCGGACGGAAAGGCGTGGGAGCCGAAGCGCGTGACGGCCAGAACTAAGAAAGGCCGTATTCGACGGAAAATGTTTACGAAGCTGAAAACAGCGAAGTATCTCAAGGCTCAGGCAAATGCGAATCAGGCTGAAGTGTTTTTTACCGGGCAAGTTCAGCGACTGGCCCGCGTTCATCACTACGGGCTAAGGGACAAGGTAAACCAGCGCGGTACGCAAGTGAAGTATACTGCGCGACCGTTACTAGGTATTACGATTAATAGCGAATCAGAAATCAAGGACATACTCACTCGCTGGCTATCCCATATGGTGCAATGATCTTAGTTGGTTATTTTATATTGAGTAGGTGAGAGCTTATTTCCTCCATGGTTTTTTTGAAGAATTCAGGTTTAAAGAAATTGTGGTAGTTATTGAGGTGTCGGTTGTCTATTTTTGTTTGTGAAATATCCCATTGGAGTATGGTGAAAATGCATCGCGTTAGTAATATTTTTAAGTGTTCTAATGCTATAGCTACTTGTGATAAGTATTCGCTATTGATGACATCGCCATGTACTATTCTGTTTCTTATTGTATAAAGTCCAACTGAATTGTTTTTTTTGTCATCAAAAATAGGCCATATGTCATTTCTTGGGACATCGAACTCACTGAAGAAAAGTTCTGCGGATTCTTTGAGTGAAACCCTATTCAATTCAAGTAGCTTGCTTTTTATTTTTCCTCTTTTTTCTTTTTGATTGGGTAAGAAGTCATGGATGGTTTTTTCTATTAAACCTTTTAGCTCAGAGAATTCCGTTTGCTTGAGTATAAATTCAAGTTCATTGCTTCTCTTGCAAGTCAAAATCAATGATTCAAGCGCTTGAAAGTAACTTAAAAATGCCAGTTCTATTATAGTGCTGTTGCGGCCATCTAACGAATGGATAGAGTTGTTTATTGTATCTCTATAGATTGATGATTTGTAAATAGGCAGGGAGTCAGTAACGAATTTTTGTACATCTTTCCTTTCAATTAGCTCTTTGGCGGGATCGTCTTTAATATCTGTCAATTTGAGGCGCTTACTGCGATAGTGCCAAATAATTTCATTATTGAAATCCGCTCTCCAATTTACATAACTTACCCTGCCGCTATGAGCGAAAGATAAAAGCATTAAAATGTCATCAACCTCATTGGAAATATTTTCATTAATGTAGGTTATGGGGTTTTTGTGTTTTTTTATGGTTGTTGCAAGTATTTGGTATCTATCAGATTCAAAATGACCATTGTTTGAGCTATATGTGTAAAGGACATCGGATTTTATTGGATTTGAATTACTCAAATTAAAGCTGATTGGTTCGCTTTTAGTTTGCTTTACTTCCCCGTTTTCATTTGGCTCAGTGTAAGTTCTCGGAGCTATCATGGGTGACTTGTTGATGTAAAATTTTAATTTTGAAGGTTTTCTTTTTGATGTGTAATGTAGTTTTCTCCTTACGTTCACTTCTTGAGGAAACAAGAAGAGAGAGTAAGTGGAGTTATGACCAAGAGAAAAGCTAACGCCTCTAATGTTTGCATTAATGATTTTTGTTGATTCAATTATGTCCCCACTCAGATTGATGGTGGAGTATTCAATGTTTACAGAGTTCATTCCTTCCATAGAAGCTAGCTTTGAATCTGAAGATGTGATTTTAATCTTATTCCAATGGAGGCTGTTTTCAACTTCCACGTCACAATATATTTCTAATTTTTTTCCAGATTCAAAATTAAAAGTTAGTAGCTGGTTTTCTTGGTTTTTTTCCGCCATATCTTGTTCCTTGTGTAGTGTACCGTACAAACACCAATTCTTGGTGTTCACATCTTAGCTTCTCATACTGTTGAAATGAATGCACAACTGACCGAAATCATGCGCCTTATCACCAACCTTATCCGCACCGGAACCGTTTCGGAAGTGGATAAGGATAAATGGCTGTGCCGGGTGAAAACGGGCGACCTTGAAACCAACTGGATTAACTGGCTGACATTACGCGCCGGGAGTTCCCGCACCTGGTGGAAACCGTCAGTGGGTGAGCAGGTGGTTCTGCTGAGTCTGGGCGGCAATCTGGAAACCGCCTTTGCACTGCCCGCCGTTTATTCAGATGCTTTCCCGCCGCCCTCAGATTCTGAAGATGGCAGCGTGACGGAGTACCCCGACGGCGGCTGGTTCGAATATGAACCTGCCACCGGGCGCTGGCTCATAAAGGGCATTAAGAGCGTGCTGATTGAAGCCTCTGACAGCATAGAGCTGAAGACAGGCGCGTTCATTGTCACCGCAGACCAGACGCAAATTAACAGCGAGGTTGTCATCAACGGCGGCGTGACGCAGGGCGGCGGGACGATGACTTCTAATGGTGTAGTGGCGGATGGCCATACCCATGATGGCGTGGCAAAAGGCAGCGCAAATACCGGAGGGCCACACTGATGATGTATCTGGGGATGAACCGGGATACCGGCGAAGCTATTACCGATATTGACCATATCCGCCAGTCGGTGCGTGACATTCTGATTACGCCGGAGGGTAGCAGGGTGGCCAGGCGCGAATACGGTTCGCTTTTATCTGTGCTGATTGACCAGCCACAAAACGATGTGGTGCGCCTGCAGGTCATGGCGGCCACCTATTCGGCCCTCAGTCGATGGGAGCCACGTATCCGGCTTGATACGGTGAACCTGACGACTGATTTTGATGGCTCAATGCAGGTTGAGATTGCCGGGCAGCGCGATGACGGCTCACCTGTTTCTATGTCGGTATCAACGGGGGTTAACAGTGGCAGTAATTGATTTATCACAACTACCCGCGCCGCAGGTTGTCCAGGTACCGGATTTTGAGGTGCTGCTGGCTGACCGTAAAGAGGCGCTGATCGGACTTTATCCGGTGGATAAACAGGAAGCAGTGCGCCGGGTGCTGGCGCTGGAATCCGATCCGCAGGTCAAAACCCTGCAGGAAAACGTCTATCGCGAAATCCTGCTCTTGCAGCGGATTAATGAGGCGGCGCAGGCGGTGATGGTTGCCTATGCCCTCAACAGCGATCTGGACCAGTTGGCAGCCAACTACAACGTATCCCGCCTGACCATCACGCCTGCTGATACCGATGCCGTGCCGCCGGTGGATGCCGTAATGGAGTCGGACGACGATCTGCGTCTCAGGGTGCCAAATGCTTTTGAAGGTTTATCCGTGGCCGGGCCAACGGCGGCCTACGAGTTTTACGCCAAGAGCGCGGACGGGCGAGTGGCGGACGTGTCGGCCACCAGTCCGTCACCGGCGCAGGTGCTGATCACCGTGCTGAGCCGTGAGGGTGACGGCACGGCATCCGCTGATCTGCTGAGCATTGTCGATAAGGCGCTGAATGCAGAAACCGTCAGGCCGGTGGCGGACAGGGTGACGACTCAGGGGGCAGAGATTTTCAGTTACAGCGTGGATGCCCGGCTGCATCTCTTTGACGGCGTGACGGCCGGGCCGTGTCTGGCCGCAGCGAATACTGCGCTTGCCGCCTATCTGACTGAGCAGGGCAGGCTGGGGCGCAGCGTGCGGAGGGAATCCTACGGCGCGGTGCTGCGCGTGGCCGGTGTTGACTGGGTGGAAGTTATCGAACCTGCAGCGGACATCATCATGGACCGCACGCAGACCGGTTACTGCACAGAAACGGCGGTAACCGTTGCAGATCAGGAGGATGCGGGGTGAGTCTGAATAACAGCCTGATGCCGCCGGGATCGTCCACGCTTGAGCGACGAATGGCGGAGGCGTGCAGCGGGATTTCAGGTATTGAGGTGCCGCTGCGTGACCTGTGGAATCCGGCCACCTGCCCGGTGCTGTTTCTGCCGTATCTCGCCTGGGCGTTTTCGGTGGACCGCTGGGATGAAAGCTGGGCGGAAAGCGTCAAGCGCCGGGTGGTGCTGGATGCGTTTTATATCCATCAGCATAAAGGCACAACCAGCGCCATCCGCCGCGTGGTGGAACCGTTCGGCTTTCTCATTCGCATTATTGAGTGGTGGCAAACCGGTGAGGCACCCGGCACGTTCCGTCTGGATATCGGCGTGCAGGACCAGGGCATTACCGAAGAAACCTATCAGGAGCTGGAGCGGCTGATCGGCGATGCCAAGCCATGTAGCCGCCATATGCTGGGGATGTCCATCAATCTGCAGGTTGACGGCCAGATGCGCGTGGCGGCTGCCAGCTATGACGGTGACGACATGACCGTTTATCCCTACACCCCGGAAATTATCTCCGTCAGCGGCACCGTTTACGGCGGCGCGGCGGTTCACGTTATCGATCTGCTGGAAGTGGGACCATGACACAAAAATATTATGCCATCGTGACTAACCTCGGCGCGGCGAAGATTGCGAATGCCGCCGCGCTGGGCACCAAACTGAACATTACCCAGATGGCCGTGGGTGACGGGAACGGGTCACTGCCAACGCCCACCGCAACACAAACGGCGCTGGTACATGAGAACCGGCGGGCAGCAATCAATGCGCTCAGCGTCGATCCGGCGAACGCCAGCCAGATTGTCGCGGAGCAGATTATTCCCGAAACGGATGGGGGATTCTGGATCCGTGAGATGGGGCTGTTTTCCGAGGACGGCACGCTGATTGCCGTGTGCAATACGCCGGAGACCTACAAGCCAGCGCTGCAGGAGGGAAGCGGGCGCACGCAGACCGTCCGCATGATCCTGATAGTGAACAGTACAGATGCTATTACGCTAAAAATTGACCCGGCAGTGGTGCTGGCAACGCGTAGGTACGTGGATGAAACTATCCTCACAGTCAGGCAGTACGCTGAAAAACTTGTGGCAGACCACGCGGCGGAAGCTAATCCCCATAGTCAGTATCTCCAGACAGCAAATGCACTAAGTGAAGTTAAAGCTGCGGGTAAAACGGCCGACGCGCTGGCTAACCTCGGCCTGGGTGCTGGCTCTGCGCTGCCCGCAGGCGTCCCTGTGCCGTGGCCCCTGGCTGCAGCGCCTGATGGCTGGCTGAAATGTAATGGTGCCTCGTTCAGCGCCACCGCCTACCCGGTTCTGGCTAAAGCCTATCCCTCACTTAAGCTGCCGGATCTGCGGGCAGAATTCATCCGTGGCTGGGATGACGGGCGAGGGGCAGACAGCGGACGCACCTTATTGAGCACCCAGACGGACGCGTTACAGAATCACGGTCACCGCACCATCAGGCTCCGCTTTGTTGGCGGGGCCGGGAGCAATTTTGCAATCCCTGATGGTAGTTCTGATTTTACGGGCGATGCTGATTTAGTCGGGGACGTGTCCACGCGTAACTTCAGTGGCGGGGCTGCGCGTGTTGCACCTGAAACGCGCCCACGCAACGTTGCATTTAACTACATCGTAAGGGCTGCATAATGGGCAAGGTAACGCTTGATAAAAATGGACTCGCAAAATCGGCCGGCACACTGACGATTTACAACTTTGACGCGGTAAGCGGCGAATTTACCGGCTCCACCGATGAATTTCTTGTGCCGGGTGTCGGTCTGCCTGCCAATGCCTGCACGTCTGCGCCGCCATCATTGGACGCAGGTCAGGTAGCGATTTTCCGCAATGGCGAGTGGGTAACGGAACCGGATCACCGTGGCGAAACGGTTTATTCAGAGGCTGATGGTTCTGAAGTCATGGTTACCGAAACGGGGGACTATCCCACTGGCACCACGACACTTAAGCCGTCCTCGGATTTTGACGCATGGGACGGTAAAAAGTGGGTAACGGACACGGATGCCCGGCGTGTCGCGAATGTTGCTGAGGCCGCACGACACAAGGCGGAGTTAATCAGCCAGGCGAACAGCACCACGCAGGCATGGCAGACGCAGCTTTCACTGGGCATTATCACTGAGACGGACAGGGCTTCGCTGACAGTGTGGATGAAGTATATCCAGATGGTCCAGACGGTTGATGTTTCAGCCGCCCCCGATATTAGCTGGCCGCAGATGCCAGCATAACCATCAGGCCCGTTAGCGGGCCTGTTTTGTTTGTACTACTTACCACACAACTGCAACCGAGTGCAGTACCCCGCCTGACCTTTCACCATAGCGAAACCCCTTATCAGGAGATTCGTTTCATGGCGCAAGATTATCACCACGGCGTGCGCGTTGAGGAAATCAACGAAGGCACCCGAACCATCACCACCGTCAGCACGGCAATCGTGGGCATGGTCTGCACCGGCGATGATGCCGATGCGGCAATGTTTCCGCTAAATAAGCCCGTGCTGGTTACTGACGTACTGACCGCCAGCGGCAAGGCCGGGGAATCCGGCACGCTGGCCCGTTCACTGGATGCGATTGCCGACCAGGCTAAACCCGTCACCGTGATTGTGCGCGTGGCGCAGGGCGAAACCGAAGCGGAAACCACAACCAATATCATCGGCGGCGTGACGACTGACGGCAAACGCACCGGCATGAAAGCGCTGCTGGCCGCGCAGGCGCAGCTGGGCGTTAAGCCGCGCATTCTTGGCGTGCCGGGGCATGACACGCAGGCGGTGGCCACCGAGCTGCTGTCCGTGGCGCAGAGCCTGCGCGGCTTTGCCTATCTGGCGGCGTATGGCTGTAAAACCGTTGAAGACGCGATTGCCTACCGCGACAACTTCAGCCAGCGCGAAGGGATGCTTATCTGGCCGGATTTCATCAACTTTGACACCGTGACCAGTGCGGACGCAACGGCCTACGCCACCGCCCGTGCGCTGGGCCTGCGCGCCAAAATTGACGAGCAGACCGGCTGGCACAAAACCCTGTCTAACGTGGGCGTGAACGGCGTCACCGGCATTTCCGCCGATGTGTTCTGGGATTTGCAGGATCCGGCCACCGATGCGGGCCTGCTGAACAAGAACGACATCACCACGCTTATCCGCAAGGACGGCTTTCGCTTCTGGGGTTCCCGCTGCCTCAGTGACGATCCGCTGTTTGCCTTTGAGAACTACACACGCACCGCGCAGGTTCTGGCCGACACGATGGCTGAAGCACACATGTGGGCTGTGGATGGCCCGCTTAACCCGTCACTGGCCCGCGACATCATTGAAGGTATCCGCGCCAAAATGCGCCAGCTGGTTAACCAGGGTTATCTCATTGGCGGTGACTGCTGGCTGGACGAAAGCGTGAATACCAAAGACACGCTGAAAGCAGGCCAGCTGCTGATCGATTACGACTACACGCCGGTGCCACCGCTGGAAAACCTGCTGCTGCGCCAGCGTATTACTGACCAGTATCTGGTGAACTTTGCCAGCCGCGTCAGCGCATAAGGAGACGGAAACATGGCCTTACCCCGCAAGCTTAAGCACCTGAACCTGTTTAACGCCGGAAACAACTGGATGGGCATCGTGGAGTCCGTGACGCTGCCGAAATTCACCCGCAAGTTTGAAAAATACCGTGGCGGCGGGATGCCCGGCGCGGTGGATATCGATATGGGGCTGGATGACGGCGCGCTGGACACGGAATTCAGCATTGGCGGCACCGAACTGCTGCTGTTCAAGCAGCTGGGAGCCACCACCGTGGACGGTATCCAGCTGCGTTTTACCGGGTCCATTCAGCGCGATGACACCGCTGAAGTGCAGGCCGTTGAGCTGGTCGTTCGTGGCCGCCACAAGGAGGTGGACTCCGGCGAATGGAAATCGGGCGAATCCAGCACCACCAAAGTATCCGGCACCAACAGCTACGCCAAGCTGACCATTAACGGCGAGGTGCTCTACGAGGTTGACCTGGTGAACATGGTCGAAATCGTGGGCGGCGTGGATATGCTGGAAGCACACCGCAACGCACTCGGCCTCTGATTACTCCGGCAGGTGAAACCCTGCCGCTTATTCCCACTGAATTCAGGAACTGAACAACATGGCTAAAGACGCTGAACAGGCGGTAACCCTGCCGCTGCAAAAAATCGTTGTGCTGGATACGCCTATCCAGCGCGGCAAAGAAACCATCACCCAGGTCACCCTGCGTAAGCCCCAGTCCGGTTCGCTGCGCGGCACCCGTCTGCAGGCGCTGATGGATATGGACGTCAACGCGATGATGGTTGTGCTCCCGCGTATTTCCGTGCCTGCGCTACAGCCGCACGAAATCAATGAAATGGACCCTGCCGATCTGCTTTTGCTGTCGGTTGAGGTGGTGACTTTTTTGTTGCCGAAGTCGGTGACGTCGGATTTCCAGACGGCCTGACGGTAGACGATCTGGTGGCAGACATCGCCACCGTATTTCACTGGCCGCCCTCCGTAACGGAGAACATGCCACTGACGGAGGTGCTGGAGTGGCGGCACAGGGCAGTTTTACGCAGCGGAGCCGGTGACGATGAGTGATACAAACCTGCGTCTGCAGGTGGTTCTCAACGCGGTGGATAAAATCACCCGTCCTTTCAAAAATGCGCAGGCTGGCTCTAAGGAGCTGGCCGCCGCACTTAAGGCCAGCAAAGACGGCCTGAAATCCCTGAACGAGCAGGCCGGGCGCATTGACGGCTTTCGCAAGACGCGCTCCCAGCTTGCCATCACGGAAAAGAATCTGGCAACCGCCCGGCATGAGGCCGCACAGCTGGCGACCCAGTTTGCCGCGACCAACAAACCCACGGCGCAGCAGGCCAGGCTGCTGTCACAGGCTAAGGGGCGCGCCAGCGAACTGCAGCAGGCTTATAACGGGCTGCGTCTGTCGGTGCAGCGCCAGCGCGAGGCACTTACCACTGCGGGAATTGACACCAAACAGCTGAGCGCGGCGCAGCGCCGACTCAGAACGGACGCTGACGGTGCCAGCGCGGCGATTGAGCGCCAGCAGGCGCAGCTGCGTAAGCTGGGCGAACGGCAGCAGAAGCTGAGCGCCATCCGGGCGCGGCATGACAAATCGATGGAGCTGCGCAATAACCTCGCCGGGAACGGGGCGGGCATGGTTGCCACCGGCGTGACAACCGGGATGACGATGATGGCCCCGGTCAGGGCTTACGCAGAATCAGAGGATGCCTCCACGCAGCTGGCCGCGTCCATGATGGGGCCGGGGGCCAAAGTGCTGCCGGAGTTTGAGAAAATCAACAAGCTGGCGGTGGGCCTGGGCGACAAGCTGCCCGGCACAACGGCGGACTTTCAGAACATGATGACCATGCTGCGGCGTCAGGGCATGAGCGCACAGTCAATCCTGGGCGGGCTGGGTGAGGCAACGGCGTATCTGGGCGTTCAGCTGAAGATGGCGCCCACTGATGCGGCGGAATTTGCCGCCAAGCTGCAGGACGCCACGCAGACCAGCGAAAAGGACATGATGGCCCTGACCGACATTATCCAGAAGGGATTCTATGCCGGTGTCGATCCGGGAAACATGCTGCAGGGCTATGCAAAAATCGGCAGCGCCATGGACATCATCAAGCAGAAAGGGCTGGAGGCTTCAAAAACCTTTGCGCCGCTGCTGGTCATGGCCGATCAGTCCAGCATGGCGGGCGAGTCTGCCGGTAACGCCTACCGCAAGGTGTTTCAGGGCATGATGGACGCCGACAAGATGAAGGGCGTAAACAGCGACCTGAAAGGCACCGGCGTGAAGTTTGACTTCACGAACGGCAAGGGCGAGTTCGGCGGCATCGATAAGATGTATCAGCAGCTGGCACAGCTTAAAAGCCTGAGCACCCAGAAGCGGCTCACAACCCTGAAGGATATGTTTGGCGATGACGCGGAGACGCTGCAGGTGCTGAACATCATGATTTCCAAGGGCGTGGAGGGCTACCGGGAAACGGCGTCCAAGCTTGAAAATCAGGCGTCCCTGCGTGAGCGCGTCAATGCGTCACTTAACACCCTGGGCAACAAATGGGAAGCGGCCACCGGTTCGTTTACCAACGCAATGGCCGCCATTGGTGAAACCGTCGCGCCGGACCTCAAGCGGCTGTCTGACTGGCTGGGCGACCTTGCCACCTCGCTGGGTAATTTTGTGAAGCAGCACCCGCAGCTGACCGCCGGGCTGTTTAAGCTTGGCGCGGCGTTTGCCATAGCGGCCAGTGCCGTGGGCGTGCTGTCGCTGGCCGCTGCCGCCATTCTTGGCCCGCTGGCCCTGTTGCGCCTGAGCTGTGGCGTGCTGGGTATCAAAACCGTCAGCGCGTTCACCCTTATCCGGGGGGCGATTGGCCTGATGGGCAACGGCATCTTATGGCTGGGCCGACTAATGCTGGCGAACCCGATTCTGGCGGTTATTGGTCTGATTGCCGCCGGGGCGCTGCTTATCTGGCAGAACTGGGACACGCTGGGGCCGAAGCTTGCCGCGTTATGGGATGGCATCAGCACCAAGGTCAGCGCCGTATGGGACGCCATCAGGACTTACATCAGTTCAAAGTGGAGTGAAATTGTTGCTGACGTGCAGGCGCTGCCGGCCCGTTTTCAGGAGGCCGGTTCGCAGATGATTGACGGGCTGATGGCGGGGATAAGCGCGAAGTGGGAGGGGCTTAAAAGCAAGCTTTCATCCCTGACCAGCTATCTGCCTGACTGGATGAAACCGGGTGAGGCCTCGCCGGTGATGCCGGGCGCGCCGGGCAAGAGTCCGGGATCGGCAACGGGGTTTGCGGGGCTGTATGACAGCGGCGGCTTTATTCCCGCCGGTAAGTTCGGGATTGCGGGCGAGAACGGACCGGAGCTTGTGAACGGTCCGGCCAGGATCACCAGCCGCAGGCGCACCGCATCACTGGCCGCGTCCGCCGCGCTGGCGATGGGGCTGGCAGGGACACCGGCCGCAGCACGGCCACTGCATCCTATGAGCCTGCCCGCTAAGGCACAACCGGCGGGTGCCACCGGCGGCGTAATGTCTGCCGGAGCGGCTGCCCCGGTGCATAACAGCTATGCATTCACCATCGTGCAGCAGCCGGGCGAAAGCCATCAGAGTGTGGTGGATGAGGTGATGCGCCGGATTGAAGAAAAAGAGCGGCAGGCACAGGCCCGCGCGCGCAGTTCCTACAGTGACCGGGGAGGGTTTGAATCATGATGATGACGCTGGGGCTGTTTGTTTTCATGCTGAAAACTGCCCCCTATCAGCAGCTGCAACACCAGCGCAGCTGGCGGTTTCCGACAAACAGCCGGGTGGGTGTCCGTCCGTCAATGCAGTTTCTGGGGCCGGATAACGACACCATCACGCTGACGGGCGTTCTGTTGCCTGAAATGACCGGTGGCCGCCTGACGCTGTTCGCGCTGGAGCAGATTGCGGAGCTTGGCCGCGCGTGGCCGCTGATCGAGGGCAGCGGGGCAATTTACGGCATGTTTGTTATCGAGAGCGTGAATAAAACCAGTACTGAGTTTTTCAGTAACGGCGCGTGCAGGCGCATCGAGTTTACGCTTACGCTCAGGCGAACGGATGAATCACTGCGCGAGATGTTTGGCAGCCTGAGCGACCAGCTAACGGCGATGCAAAGCGCGGCAACCGGCGCGGCGGGCAGGCTTAATTCTGCCGTGGGAGGGCTGCTGCAATGAACAGTTCCGCCTGGGCTAACGGGGCCATCAGCGCGCCGAAGTTCCGTCTGACGATGGAAGGTGCCGACATCACGCAGAAGATTGAAAAACGGCTTATCAGCCTGACGCTCACGGACAACCGCGGATTTGAGGCTGACCAGCTGGATATTCAGATGGACGATGCGGACGGCCTGCTGCAGCTTCCCCGCCGGGGCGTGGCACTGACGCTGGCGCTGGGGTGGGAGGGGCAGCTGCTTATCCCCAAAGGCACCTACACGGTTGATGAAATTGAACACTCGGGATCGCCTGACCGGCTGACGCTTCGCGCGCGCAGCGCCGACTTTCGCGAGACGCTCAACACCAAGCGCGAAAAGTCATGGCATAAGGTCACGGTGGGCGACATTACGCGCGATATTGCGGCCAGGCATAAGCTGAAGCTGGCGCTGGGTGATGATGTGGCAAAGCTTGCCATTGACCATCTGGATCAGACGAACGAATCAGACGCCAGCTTTCTGATGCGACTTGCGCGCCAGTCCGGGGCGCTTGCCTGCGTGAAAAATGGCAGCCTGCTGTTTATCCGCCAGGGGCAGGGGAAAACGGCCAGCGGAAAGGTGTTGCCGGTTATCACCCTTCAGCGCAGGGACGGCGACAGCCACCGGTTTAGCCTGGCAGATCGGGATGCTTACACGGGCGTGATAGCCAGCTGGCTGCACACGCGGGAGCCGGTGAAGAAGGAAGTCACGAAGGTGAAGCGCAGGCGCAAAACCACGGCAAAGAAAAAAGAGCCGGAGGCTAAGCAGGGTGATTATCTGGTCGGCACGGATGAAAACGTGCTGGTGCTTAGCCGGACATATGCCAGCCGCGCTAATGCAGAGCGGGCAGCCAAAATGCATTGGGAACGACTGCAGCGGGGCGTGGCCACGTTTTCAATTGAGCTGGCGCGCGGCAGGGCTGAGCTTTACACGGAGATGCCGGTAAAGGTGAGCGGGTTCAAGCAGCAGATTGATGCGGCGGAATGGATCATCACCACGCTGACCCACAATCTGGGCGACAGCGGGTTTACGACCAGTCTGGAGCTGGAAGTAAAAATTGATGGGCTAGAAATGGAATAAAGTGATTCCTATTGGGGCCAATTTATCTATATACTCGCCACAAGTTCCCACTTGTGTACAAATAACGGAGTATTTAACTATGATGAACTGTCCATTATGTGGGGGCGCAGCGCATACCCGCAGTAGTTTTCAAGTCTCGAAGGATACCAAAGAAAGATATAACCAGTGTCAGAACATCAACTGCAGTTGCACGTTCAAGTCCTTAGAAACCGTAGCCAAGATCATCATGCAACCCGGAACGGTCAAACCAGTTCCGCCTCACCCGGATAGATCACTGCAAGGCGCGCTTTGGCTCTAA